GTTTGCAGGCATATCCATTCCTTTAATTGCTATCATGATCTTCATCCCTCTCATAGCCTTGGCAATAAGTTTGTCCATTCATTAATACAAAGCGACAGCAATTACAGCCATAACTATCTTTATAAGTGCATTCACCATTACTATAATGCTTGCAATTAACCCACGGACAATATAGTACTCTCTGCCCTGAATATTCATCTCTAACGTGTATCTGTACTACTACGTTAGCCAATTTAATTGTTTTCATGTATTTCTAGCTCCGTTCTGTCAGCCCAAGTAATCCTACGCGATTTAAACTTAGTTGGCATAGATATAACAGTAAGCTGAATACAGTTACTACATTCTGGGTTTTCGCTCAACTCACTGGCCTTTCTATTATTAATGCATAAATAACAATAGTCTAAGTATTTCATTTTTTACTCCTACATTCTTACCCAACGGTTTTGGTCCTTAGGCATAAATTCAGAAGGTTTACCAAAAGGAGATATGATATCTAAGCCAAGGCATAGACGAGCAAAATTTTTTACGCTTAAATTTTCCCTTTGACAAATACCACAGTGAAAACTACCCAAGTATTTGCACTCATGGCACCAGCCTACGTACTTGATTTCAGGCTTTTTCATCTGCTCCACTTCCTTAAACTTCTCTAAAATCAATATCAGGGTACTTATAAAGCAGCATTTTCTTTTTGATCATATACACCTGTGTCCTCATGCCCTTGGTGTCAACATAATAAACGTGGCCGCTGGCTTCCGTAACTTTGAAATCAGCCTTGTAAATAATCGGCCTTATCTTTTTACCTGCGACCTCATAAGCAGGCTGTAAAACAAATTCAGGCTGTAATTCAATGCTTTTTACTGCACCGGTACGCTGCTGCCAAAGTAGGTTCTCATAATATTTTGCTTCTTTCCTGCTATCAAAGCGAATCCCGTCAACCTCAGTTATTGCATTGCCATATTTCAGCACAGGTACAGCCCCGGGTAAATTCGCAGGCGCCGTTACGCTGTCAGAACGAATTTTACTTACAAGGTGTGCCGGCAGTTCATTCCACGTCGTCATTTATTACTACCGCCGATAACATAATTTCTAGAGCTTTCTTCTCTCGCCTTAACCGGGCATTTTTACCGCCGAGCTGACTATTTTTCCGACGCAGATGTTTGAGTTCCGTCAGTATCTGCATAAGTACTGGTTTCAATACCGGTACATACTGATCGCCTGGTTCTTTTTCGATTAACGCCATCATAATTTTTATATTTATTGGTTTCACTATTTCCAACTCCTTATATTTAAAAGGCCGCCCCCTACGGGCTAATCACCTCCGCAGGGGTATACTTCCCTTTATGCTTGTATATAGTTAGTATGCGCGGCCGTTTTAACTAAGCTATTTATTCATTTCTCTTATAGCTGTAAACACAAGATAAATCTGTTGCGGCACACAACCATTACCTAGCGCCTTTAGTCGTTTCGCCCTGTTTTTCTGCCCAACTATTACTCTTGGCGGTTCATATGCGTATTGCTCTACATTTATCGGAGCAGTCCAGCCGGTCCAGCTTTCAATATCCTCATTTGCAACATCTATGTCAGTCCATCCTATTGGTAATCCCATTAGTAGCTCAACCCAATCGGCATTTAACTGTCCTTCTGTTTTATTCAGTTTCACCTTGTTGGCCAACTGATTTTTAACTTGGTCTACGAGTGTTATTGCTGACTGACCA